AACTAGGCAATCATTGTTTACTAAATATATATCTTGTCTAAATGCCATGAGTAATCTTATTATTTTCTATGTCCGCTTCAATTGTAGGGGTTAATGACCCGTTAACTATTGACGTTGTTGGGCTTGTCGGGCTTCCAACCGATACAACCCCGTGCGTATGTGCGTTAAAATTACTAATTAATTCATTCACTTTGTTTTCTAAGTTGTTTAATTTTTGCGTCAACGCCCCGCCTTTTACTAATCCATTCAAAGAACCGTCATTTAGCGTTATGCTTCCGTCGTTCAATATTTCAATACTTGAATCCCCTACTTGTAAATAAGCGCGGTCAATATCAGAATATAAAGCCACAAATGGGCTTATTTGCGTTGAATAAGCTATAACCACAGTCGAACCAACAACCGGGACCAATAGCCAACCATCGCACGAAGCGGCTTGTAAATTAACGGCCGGTAAAACCATTTGGTCATCAATGGTAACCGTACACGTATTGCCTTGAATACTTTGAACGATACCGACAGACAATTTAACCTTGTCTTCCTTAAACGTTCCGGTAACCTTTTGAATTGCGGTTATAATGTGGCGGTCACTCATAATAATTTGTAATCTAAGGTTATTATTTGTCTATGTCCGGCAACGCCTCCGGTATATTCAACGGCTTTAACGTTATAATATCCGTTTCGGTCCGGCATCCTAGCATCTTCAATATATATTTTGTCCCCTATTTTTACGTAAGGATGTGCAAAAGTTGTGAACTTCCCCTTAAAACCTGAATAATAATACTTTTTAAGGGTCGCAGTTCCTAAGTCTGCCAATGTCTTAGCCGTAACGATTTTACTTGCTAAATAAGCATCTTTTTGACTAGGACTTAACAATGCCAAAGCTTCCTCATCCAAAGTGGACGGGAAAAATAATGTTCGACGCTCCCCCTCTACATTTGCGGGTAAATCTTCCCCCTTTTTCTTTTCTACATACGAAAAAGTACCATCCGGATTATTGTAAACTAATACGGATAAATGTTCTTTTTTTGTTTTTACTTCCCCCTTTTTATTGTAGCCATTTGATACCGTGTTAATAGATTGAACCACGGCCGACAACTTAACGTCATCTTTTCTTTGCCAATCTAACTCATCGCTAATAATATTCCCTTGAAAAGTAAATTTATAAACATCCGGATTAGGTGTGATTCCGGCGTATGGGTCAAAACCTAAAATCAATTTATTGCCAACAAAAACGCTTTCTATATGAAAATCTTTTCTTATTCTTATTAAAAATTGCGCGACTGTTTCATTTTCTATTATAATACTTCCGACACTTATTGCCGCGGTTGTGTCTACTGTTAAACCCAATGGCGTTAATAAACTAGAGAGCAATTCTTGTAAAGGCTTACTAGCCGGCCAAAGCTGACGCGGTATTGGCGTTTGCTTAAGCAACCACATGTTATCCTCGCACTCCAATTGAATTGGTTTTTTAGAGGTAACCTTTGAAATATAACCTTCAAAAACTTCGATAGGTTGTGGCGTTGTTTCTATGTAACCATATTTTATCGTTACCTTATCCCCTCTTTGAAATAAGTTGTCAACTTGAACGCTCGATTGTATACCGCCCAATGGTTGCCTAACCCCGTTTGCATCTAATACGTACACATTTTTTGGGAACGTTATTTTGCAATCGTTCGTTAAGTCTACCCACGAAGTCTTAACGCTAAATTCGTTGCAAAAATTAAAAGAAAAGATTTTGGACCTTCCATTTGCCTTTTGCTGAATTATTATTTCGGTTACGGGCCTAAACATTTGTCATTAATTCTTTTAATTCAATTGGAACGTCTGAAATTGCGTTAATTGAAAACATTTGATAACTTATTCCGCCTTCCATTTGTGGCAAATTATAATTTTCAACAACTATTTGGCTAATCCCTAAATCATTAAGCCACCAAGCCGTCACGCCTTTTGATACCGGAGCGTCTAACCAAGCTTTTAAATTAGCTACGGTTGCGCTTGGATAACCTCCATTTGTGCCGGTTATCATTCCGTTAATAGTTATTTTTGCGTCATCCTTACCGATATATTCTTTTACTGAACCATCGCGGCCCTGAATTTCTGTTTTTACAATTCTGATAGGTTGCTCAATTGTTATTAATACTGTTTCTAATACAATATCATTTGCCGATGGCGTAATTGTTTTACCTAAAAAATCCACATAAGGGTCGATGGCGTTTAATACTAAATTACTATAAACCGGATTTCCTAAACTCGATGTTCCTATTTCCGGATTTTTAGTATTTGCCGCCGGGATTGAACCATCGTAAGGGTTATTCTGTTTAGCGTTAATGATTGCGACATTATGTAAATTATAATATCTAGCAACTTTTAAAGCCGCACCCGTAAGATTAAATCCACCCTGATAATTAATTAAACTCATATTTATACGCTTGTATGGACTTGGAATTCATTTACTGACCTTAACAATGCGTTAGCTACCATCTCTTCGACTTGGTTTGCACCTTCCTTCATTGTTATTGTACTAACTTTAAATGATTCAATAAGTTTTCCTATTGAAACGTTTATAGTTGTGGATTGCTGACCCTTTGCGCCTTTTGGCGAAATGTCTTTTCCGGCCGCTCCCGTTTCCCCCGGTGCGCCTACAATACCAACTTTATTAATCTTACCCTCTTTCTTTTTTTCCTCTTCGGTTTTTGCAAAGTCTTTTAATCCCGCCGCATATCCTTCCTTCGCCGCTGTTCCTATTCTAGTTGCCGCGTTTCTTACCGCTCCGATTGCTTGGTCCGCACCTGACGCAATCATTTTAGGGTCAAAAGTAAGTATACCCATGATGGCTTTGCCTAATCCGGTATATACATCGACGACAATACTTGCAAATTCTTTTAATACGGCCCATGTAGCCCAAAGGCCGGCCCTAAACGACGCAACTTTTTCATAAGCGTAAACAATGGCCGCAACCATGGCCCCAATTGCAACAACTACAATCCCGATAGGGTTTGCATCTAAAGCCGCATTTAATAACCATTGAGCCGCTGTCCAAATATTTGTCGCTATTGCCGCCGCATTTACAACTAAAGAATAAACGCCATAAACTCCAATTGCAACGCCTACGCCAATTGCAACCGCTTTAACTAATTCTTTATGTTCTTTTAAATATTCAATAAATGATTTCAAATTTTCCCCCGCTTTTACAAAAAAACTTCCGACAGCTTCCAAAGCCGGTTTTAATACTACCAATAATTCCATCCCGGCTTCGCCCACGGCCATTTTAAATGCGCCCATCATTTTATTAAATCTAAACATTGGGTCCGCATCGGCCGCCGCTTTTGCTGAACCGCCAAACTCTGTCCTTAATTCTTTCATGATTGCCGCTTGCGCTTGTGCTGTATGGCCACTACGAACCATATTTTTAATCATTTCGGTTTGTGCTTCATTGAAGTTAACACCAACACGACGTAACGCGGTAACTCCCTTAATAGGGTCTTGCAATGCCTTACCTACCTGAATAGCTGAACTTTTAAGGTCCTGACCTAAACGGGTTGACATATCGGCTATGATTTCACTTGCCGGGGTAAATGATTCTTTTGTAACTGATGGGAACGTCAATAAAATTGATTGCATTTCCAAAAGCGCCGACCTTGAATAAGGTAATTGAGCGGCTAAACCTTTTGCGCTTTTTTGTACGTCGTCAAAAGTTAATCCCGCCGCGCCTTTTGTAGAAACAAGGCCCGCTTGAACTTGTGCGTTAGCTTGTTCCAATTGATGGAACGCCTCTACTGATTCCTTTATAAATTCGCCACCTTTAAAAACGGCAAAGCCCACACCCAATAAGCCTAAACCTTTTTTAAGCATCCCCATTGTTCCTTCTAATTGTTGGGCGGCCGCGTTTGCTTCGCCTAGTTTTCCGGTTAATAGGTCCTTAAGTGTAAGGGTATATTGGACGTTCTCGTTTACTGTTGCCATTGGGCGGTCTTTTTAAGGGCGAATTGTAATCTTCCGATATATTGTGCGAATTTTTCATCGCTCAAAGTGTCGGGGTCTATTTTAAAATAATATTGAATTAAACATTCCCATTGCGTTATATCGTCACAATTTTCATCGACCCAAAAATCTTCTATTTTTTTTTAAACTGATTAACCGCTAAAGTGACTAAGTTGTAAGCCTCAAGCGTTGCACCTAAATAATACTTGTCATTCTCGGGCGCTTCGCTGTAAATTCTAGGGTCGCTTTCCTCTTTAATTAAGTAAGCGTCTACAACTTCGCTTGCCGCTGTCACGGGGCTAGTTAATCCCTTGTCCATAACTCGAAGCTTTACGAATCTTGGCGGTTCTTTAATGAATCCGACGATAGTGTCTTCGCTGTCTTCTACTTTAAATACAATAGGATGTATAACCGCCGAATGTTTAACGGATAATTCCTGAACTTTTGATTCGATTTCCTCTTGTGTCATGTTTTTAATGTTTGTACAAATGTAATAAAAAAGCGGGATATAAAAATATCCCGCCTAACTTAAAAATCATGAAACAACGCAAGAAAAAAAAGATTGTCTATTTATGGTCGATTGAACCAATGATTAAAGGGATTTCAACAAGTATTTTTGTATCCCCTTGCGCTACTGTGAAAGGGTCTTCCATGAATTCGCATGCTTTTAAAACATCCAAAACCGGTTGAACTCTACTTCCCGCGAAGGAAACTTGAATATCAAACCAAGGAATATCCAATGGGTCACGATTAGGAGCGGCCGCAATTATAGCGTTCCACTCGTCACGATACAAGGTAATTTTTCCCTCATATTCTTTATTTCCGTAACCTCTACTTACCGGTTCTAAACCAAAGCCGTAGTTGTTCTCTTTCTTTTGTTTGCGCTTATATTCAATTTGGGTAATACCAACAACCGGAACTCCGAAAAGTACCAATTTTACGTTGGCCCATGAATAATTAACGCCATTAATTAACGGATTTGACATTTTATTAGAT